GTTTGTTAAGGCGAGGATCGGAGTTTTTAAGACTGTGAATCAAGGGGACCCTTCGGACGTCGGTCCGGAGGTTGCGAGTGCGATGAAAGCGCATTTGGCGCCGCCTGAGATGTGGGCGAAGTTACTGAATGGTATGGACTTCACTGCCGCGATGGGCAGTGAATTAGGACAAGCTATTTGGCAAGTGTTATCTGTTGTTAGTATATCAGCAGTCGCGATGACTATTGGTTTGGGAGGAGACATAGGTAGCGCAATGTCCTTGCGGAAGAAGATGGAGCAGTTCACGACCGGAAAAGATGGTGTCGAGACCATGCTTCAACGGTTGTTAAGATTGCTTCGAGTCTTTTGTGAGAAGACGGTGGAGAGCTTTAGGAGAGGTGATTTGAGCGCCTTTTTTGAGGGGTACTCGACGACTGACTGGTTGAAGACGAGTGAAACAGTTCTTTCAGATATGACTATACGTTTGGACGATGCCCGACCGGGTATTCGTTCTACTTTTGGAAAGAATTTAGCGGATGGGGTGTACCCGCCGCGGATCTTGCAGCAGTTGACAGCGGAGTCTCGTATTTTATTGATTGAGCAGTTAATAGCTGAACATCCGATGCATGCGGCTAAGTTGGCCGGTGCACCTGATATTGCTTTATCGCGCACATTGGAAGATATGTTGCGGCGGTTGACGACTGAGGAGTGGTCTTTGAAGAATACGAAGGTTTCTGGTGAGGTTAGGGTGGAACCGTTTGCGGTTTTTTGCTGGGGCCCTCCGGGCTCTGGGAAGTCCATGTTTAGTGAGGACTTCCACAAGATTTGTGCAAGAAAGCGAAATTTGCCAGATGGTACTGATTCGAAGTTTCAGTACGTTCGAGGAACCAATTTTTGGGATGGTGTCACTGGGTCGCAATGGTGTGTGATCTTGGACGATATCGATCAGGGGATTGGTATACCGACGTTGAGTGATGTGCCTCATGTTGAGCTGGCGATTAATGTGATTAATCGTAAACCGTTGATGTTGGAACAAGCAAGTGTTGAGAAGAAAGGCACTTTGTATTGTAATTACCAGGCTGTGTGCTATTGTACTAATTACAAGAATGCTTTGTTGCGAACAACTTCGAAGGATCCGCGTGCTTTTTGGAGGCGGTTCCCTATGACTATAGGATTCATTGTTAAACCAGAGTATGCTGATACAACTGGTATCTTAGATCTCGACAAGCTCGATGGATCTAGGGATTACTGGAATTTTAAGGTGGGTACTTTGGATTGGAAGAAGTATGACCCAGCGAATGCGTTTGATTGTTTTCCTTATAACGAGGTGGTGGTGTCGACTTATTCTGGGCTGTGTCGTCTGGTTAGTGATGGCTTTGAGGCCAAGCTTAATCGGGAACACAGTATTCTTATGATGAAGATTGACGATAGGGGACCGCATTGTGAGTATTGTGGTCTTACTGAGCGTTTCCATTCAAAGCAGAAATGTGTGGTGACCGTGAATCAGGCGGGAACCACGGATAGTCCGTGGTTTGCCGTTCTTGTTGTTGTTGGTTTATGGTACGGTATGGGGTTCTGGATGTTCCTTTTAGCCGGATTGACGTTTGCTGCTTCGTTTGGATTGGACTTTCTTGGGTTCACTACTTATGATTTTGGAATAGTGGTAAAGCGAGAATTAGGTATTTTGTGGTTGTCAAAGACACAAACTACCAAGTCAACGATGATTCGCTATTTGTCTAGTGTTAGTCAATTGACGGTTGATCAATACGCTAGACGAGAGGCCCTATGGTTTGGGGTGTTGAAGAGGAAAGTTCTTGAAAATAAGGTCCTGTTTGGTAGTTTGACTGCTGCTAGTATCGCTTTGGTGGTGATAGCTAGTAAGTGGAAGAGGAGCTCTATTGTGGAGAACCAGGGGTTTGTTATGGATGGAACCGTGTTAGAAGATAATTCGGTAGGATCGAAGAAGATGACGTATACTCGGGTTCCGATAGTGCGGGATCCGTTG